GTCATATGACCATCCAGCGTGCTCTAGAAAAGTACGGTCTAAAAAGAAAGAGAAATAAATGAAAAAAGTTTTAATTACAGGAATTACCGGGCAGGATGGTTCATATCTGGCAGAAATGCTTCTGGAAAAAGGATATGAAGTGCATGGCTTAAAACGTAGACTGTCCGCAGATAATAATTATAGGCTTGTTAATATTATCAATGACTTAAAACTGCACACAGGAGATTTAAGTGATAGCCTGACCCTCTTAAATATTATTAAAAAAATTGAACCCGATGAAATATATAATCTTGCGGCACAGAGTCATGTTGGTGTTTCTTTTGAGAATCCAGAATATACTGCTAATGTTGATGCCCTTGGCCCCGGTAGAATATTAGAATCAATTAGAACCCTAGGTTTGCCTACTAAATTTTATCAGGCAAGCACGTCTGAAATGTTCGGACTTGTGCAAGATTATACTCAATCTGAAAATACTCCATTTTACCCAAGGTCACCATATGGGGTGGCTAAGGTCTATGGTCATTGGATCACAAAAAATTATCGTGAATCTTATGACATGTTTGCTTGTAGTGGAATTTTGTTTAATCATGAATCACCACGTCGCGGACTGGATTTTGTGACTAAAAAAATTGTCAATGCAATTTATAATATTTATTCTGAGAATCAAGAAGTATTGTTCTTGGGGAATTTAGATTCCTCTCGGGATTGGGGACATGCAAAAGATTTTGTTCGCGCCATGTGGATGATGCTTCAGCATGAAACTCCTAATGATTATGTTGTCGGTACGGGAAAACCACATTCTATTCGTGATTTTGTTGAACGTGCGGGTACTTATTTTGACATGGACATTGTTTGGGATGGTGCTGGTGTGGATGAGGTTGGCTTAGACAGAAAAACTGGAAACGTTATCGTTCGCGTTTCACCAGAATTTTTCAGGCCGGTAGAAACTACGACATTACGCGCGGATTATACATTGGTGAAAGAAACCCTTGGATGGGAGCCTTCCATGACATTTCAAGCATTAGTCGATGATATGTGTAATTTTGAATTAGGAAGAGGTTAAATATGAAAAAAGCATTAGTTCTGGGTGCTGGAGGATTTATCGGAAATCATATGGTTTCCAGATTAAAAAAAGAAGGTTATTGGGTCCGTGGAGTTGATGTTAAAAATCCTGAATTTTCTGATTCAGAGGCCGATGAATTTATTATTGCAGATTTACGAGATCCCAAGATGGCTAATCGTGTCGTAGCCTATATGGGCGAATTAGGTAACTTTTATCAGAATATTGCTGAAAGTCTGTGGCAGCCATTTGATGAAATTTATCAATTTGCAGCAGATATGGGCGGCGCGGGTTATATTCTTACTGGAGATAATGATGCTGACGTAATGCATAACTCCACGCTTATAAATTTAAATGTTTTACACGCTGTTAAAATGTTAAATGAAAAAACTAAACAAAATAAAACAAAAATCTTTTACAGCAGTAGTGCTTGCGTATATCCAGAATTTAATCAAGTTGACCCTAACAATCCAAATTGTGAAGAATCATCTGCTTATCCTGCTGAACCAGATTCTGAATACGGTTGGGAAAAGTTATTTAGCGAAAGAACTTATTTTGCTTATAACAGAAACTATGAAATACCCGTAAGAATCGCAAGGTTTCATAACATATTCGGTCCACAAGGAACTTGGCGGGGCGGGAAAGAAAAGTCTCCTGCGGCTATTTGTAGAAAGGTAGCCGAAGTACAAACAGGTGGAGAGATCGAAATTTGGGGAGATGGAGAACAGACCAGATCGTTCTTGTTTATCGATGAATGTATAGAGGCGATTAGGAGGTTAATGGAATCTGATTTTCAAGGTCCAGTAAATATTGGTTCTGAAGAAATGTTAACAATAAATGAATTAGCAGGAATAGTTGCTTCTGTATCTAATAAAAATATTTCTATTAAGCATGTCAATGGTCCTCAGGGGGTTCGTGGCAGAAATTCTGATAATAGATTAATTAAAGAAAAACTTGGTTGGGATTATGAGCAACCCCTTGCAGTTGGAATAAAAATAACTTATGATTGGATTAATGGTCAGATATGAAAATTTTATTTACGAACCACAGTCAGCAACAATGTGGAGTTTATCAGTATGGAGCGAGGACTGCAAAGATAATAGAATCAGACCCAAGGTTTATTACGCTCTACGCTGAGGTTGACAATCCCGAACAGTTGTACTCGGCCATTGAACAATTCCAGCCTGACGTAACCCTTTTGAATTGGGCCTTAGGAACGCAACCGTGGCTTACAGGCGACGTATTAAATTCCGTCAGGGGGAAGAAGGTTGTTTTTTATCATGATGATTTTAATGATCATCTGCGTACATTTCAAGCCGATGCGTTTATTGTCGGAAGTCAGGACGAAAATGATACTTCTCGTCCAGAAAACAATCGGTATTACGTTCTGCCAAGACCAATTGTTGAACGAGATGTTATCGAAAAAACACGCTCAGATATCATTTCTATCGGAAGTTTTGGGACTGGTTCTACGCGCAAGGGTTTTCAGGATGTTGTGACTCGCGTATGCAATGAGTATGACGAGGCGATAATTAACTTTCACATAACTGGAGCCTATTTTGATTATACTGACGGGGCAAACGCACTTGCAGTCTCAGACTTATGCCGTCAACATGTGACTAAACCGGGGGTTCAACTAAACATTACTAATGATTTTATTACTGATGAAGAGTTGGCCTTTCGGTTACAGCAAAATGATATAAACATTTTCATGTATAATCATGAAGTCCCACATTTTGCTGGTATAGCATCATCGTTAGATTTTCCCGTTGGTTGGGGTGGTCCAATTGCTACTAATGGGAATATAATGTTTAGGCATGTTCTCAAAGATTATCCAGAAATTAATTTGGATAATTTTTCGATTGAAGAAGTTTTATCATTAGGGAATAAAGTCTCTCTAGCGTTGCGTGAACAATGGAGCAATAAGAACTTAAGAGATAAAATTTATCAAATTACACAGGAGATTTAATGGATACGTTCGGGGGTTTAGTAGACAAGTTATCAATCGTCAATCTTAGGATTTGGATGGCCGAAGATATTAAGCGTGACCCAAAGGCTACAGATGAGCAGTTGGCTAAGGCTACTAAGATTACTAATGTCGCTAACCAACAGAGAAGTGATTTAGTTCAGGAGATGGACGAGATGCTTAACGAAATGATCCTAACTGGGAAGGTCCAGAAACTTTACTCTCAGGGTAAAACAAAAATGTATGGTAAGCAATAATGTCGGAGATTGTATTTTTAAATCATTCTAAGTCCCAGTGTGGCATCCATGAAATCGGAAAAAGAATTCACGGATTGTTGTGGCAGGGCGGGCTTGAAACAGAATATGTCGAAGTACCCGTAGACGGAATGGTAGACTTTATTTTAAACATATCTAATCATAACCCTTCTAAGATTATTTACAACTATTATCCCGGCACCATGCTGTTCTTAAATAAAAGCCTACTTAACACTTTCCCCCAAATCAAACATTACGGTATTATCCATGACCCCTTAGATCCGGCGTTTATCGAGATGGTTGATGATATGTTTGACGCATGGATTATTCATGATCATACCAACCCGCTTCCCTCCCCCAAAAAATTCAAGACTTTTCGGCCTATCCCAAGATACGAAAGAAAAGAGTTCAACTCGGATAAAATTAGCATTGGAAGTCATGGGTTCAATTGTTCTCCGTGGAAAATGTTTGGAGATACTATTCGTATCATTCAAGAAGAATTTGATGAGGTTGATATTAATATCAATATTCCGAAGGCTACCTTTGCCTCAGAAGAACAGAATAACTTCCACCAGATTCTTGGGTGGAAAGAATCTGTTGTCAAACTTGGAGTCAACTTAAACATCACCAACGATTACTTCGAAACAGAAAATGAATTAATAGGGTTCTTGAATAAGAATGATCTGAATGTATATTTTTACAATCCACCCAGTCCTTATATTGGCGTGGGCGGAAGCGCAGATTTGGCAGTTGCCTCACAATCTAGTCTAGTTGTTAATGATACTTATATGTACAGACATTTTCACAACTCGTTAGGATTTTATCAGGCCGGGAGCCCGATGAAAGGATTCCTTGACAATAAAAACAAGGTTTGCTCTTTGTATGAAGAATGGTCACCTGAAGCATTGGCCGAAGATTATAGGAGTATGTTGTCGTGAGAGTCCTCTTTGTTAATAACTCCCAGCAACAATGTGGAATTTATCAGCATGGGAAGAGAATGGCATCCATTTTACAGAATGATGATAGATATGATCTTAGATATATAGAAGCCGACACAATTGAGACATTTAGCCATACAGTAAATGAATATAAACCCGATGTTATCTTTTATAATTGGCATACGACAACCCTTCCGTGGTTAAATCCACAGGTATCCTATTCTGTTTCAGCAAAACAAATATTCTTTTTTCATGAGTTTACTATGCCAGATTTATATAACTATAGCGCCATTGTAAGAGCGGATACAGACGAAAATGCCGGGATCATGTCTTATGGTTTGCCGCGCGTACTGTTTGAATTAGACTTACCTAAAATAGAAGATTCTGATATAATTAATGTTGGAAGTTTTGGTTTTGGATTTAATAATAAAGGATTCGAAAAACTATGCCAGAGAGTTACAGATGAATTTAACGAAGCAAACATTAACCTTCACATAACTTCTTCTTTTTTTGGAGATCCTTATGGGCACTTGATGCGGGACATATCCGAAAAATGTCTTAGATTTAATTCTCCATCGATTAAAGTCAATGTAACGAATAATTTTTTATCGGACGAGGCGCTTGTCGGACTCTTAAGGAAAAACGATATAAACCTTTTTCTATATGACTATGAGCCAGAAAGGGGAATGTCGTCCGCAACAGATTACGCCATCAGCGCCGGAAGGCCATTTGGAACCAGTAGTTCTTCTATGTTCGACTACATAAACGGAATTTTCCCAGAGGTCAATGCAGATAATCATTCCATAAAAGAAATAATAAAATTCGGAGATGCTCCTGCCGAATATTTTAAGTCCCAATGGAGCAATCAAAAACTTAAAAATAAGTTTTATTATATTTTGGAGGAAGTAGCAAAATGAAGGAACTGTTTACACTAGGCAATTTATACGTTTCCGACTTTATCGAAAATGATGAAGCCCCACGCGGAGGCCGGGTAGAAATGAAAATGGTGTGGGATGAGAAATTTTCTGCTCCCCGCTTAGAAGAGATTACTCCCGGTGAGTTTATGTATGGCAAGTATTGGTATCGTTCTGGAACCAATGCCACAATGACCAATGAACTTCATGGAATTGTCCAGTCGGTTACAGATCATTACAAGGTCGGTCCCGGCGATGTCTGGCTTGATATTGCTTGTAATGACGGTACGCTTCTCAGTTTTGTTCCAAAAACCTGTACTCGCGTTGGGGTAGATCCAGTTGACGATTCCTATCTTATTGAGTCCTCAAAGCATTCTGATGTTATCGTACAGGATTACTTTAGTTCAAAGGTGTACAAAGACCGGGTGTTAGAAAAGGCTAAAGTTGTTACTATTATTGCTATGTTCTATGACCTAGAACAACCAATCGAATTCCTGCAAGATCTTAGTACAGTTATGGATGACGACGGTCTTTTGGTTATCCAGATGAGTTACACCCCGCTTATGATCGAACAGATGGCCTTTGATAATATCTGCCACGAACATCTTTACTACCACTCTTTAGAATCAATTAGTCGTATCTTCGATGCAGCGGGATTCAACGTCATTGACTGTCAACTTAATGATATCAATGGTGGATCTTTTAGAATCTATGGAATGAAAAAAATCGGAGATCATCGAAAGTTTGGAACCCAGCCATATCGTGACGTATGCAACATGCGGGTCGCTGCACAACGCAATCATGAATTGTCAATGGGTTACAACGATCCAGAAGTTTGGACGAATTTCTTTAAGAAATTAAACGAACTTAGAACAGATGTTGTAGAATTTATTGTCGCTGAAAAGGCTAAAGGTAAGAAAATTTGGGGTTATGGTGCTTCTACTAAAGGAAACACTTTGCTACAATACTTTGATCTAGACGGTACTCTCATTGACGGTATCGCAGAACGAAGTCCTTACAAGTTTGGGCTACGGACAGTCGGAACCGATATTCCTATTTATTCAGAAGAGGAAATGCGTGAGGCTAACCCTGACTATTTGCTAGTTTTGCCTTGGCATTTTATCAGCGAATTCGTTGAGCGTGAACATGAATTCTTAGCGTCTGGCGGTAAGTTTATCGTGCCATGCCCCAAATTTGAGGTAATCGGAATTGATAACTAAAGCAGTATTTTTTAATACATGGCATTATGGTGATATGCACGCCAGCAAGGAATTTGTAAGGATCTTTGCTAATGCATTCGCAGGGCAAGGAATTCCTGTATACTATGCTACGGATAACAATCACCACGCCATTAACTTACCAATTGCAGCGGTTAACCTAGGGTTTTGTGATAATCGGGTAATGACATGCCCTCCCTCGTTTTTAGCAGAGGATGGGACCGTCTATATTAATATTTGGGTGGGGCATTACCTGATTGCTCACAATCATAATTTTGTTAATCAAATTCCGATGTGGAAAGATATTGCTCTAAAGGTAATTGGATGGAGTGGCGGTACTGTAATTCCCGTCATTCCAGAAGATCCTTGGCAAATTGTGTCAAAAATAGATGTGGATTTATTAAATTCGGTCTTTGTCCCAGACGGGAGAAATGTTCTTATATGCAACAATCAATCAATATCTCTTCCATCGTATAGTACAAACTTACATGAGGCAATCGGTAGACTGGCTAGGGATTTCCCAGACTACAATTTTATTCCTACTCTTGATGTTGGAAATACCGAAAATAACGTAATTCAAATTAATAGGATAACAGAATCGGCAAACAATCTTCCTGAAATTGGATATTTTGCTAGGTTTTGCGATGTTATCGTTTCCAATTCTGCTGGACCGGGGACATATGCTTTTAATTTTGATACTTTTAATGATCCAAATAAGACAATTCTTTCTTTTACTGTTACAGAAAACAACGGATTTTGGCCGGGGATTCCAAATGTACCGGCGAATACCCAATGGCACCCCATTTTTTCTGATGAAGAAGTGTATGATATAGTTGCGGGAATTCTAAATGCCAAAATTTAGTATTATTGCTGTAGATTACGAGCATCATGTTAATAGAACTGGCATGAGAGTAGGATTACAATCATTACTAGATCAAACATTCAAGGATTTTGAATTAATTGTAATCCATGATGGCAAGAAGAATATTCCATACCATGAAGAGTTTGGCTTTAACCAATTCCAGAACCCCGTTGTATTCTTGAATACAGAGCAGCATATGGGGGACTGGGGGCACTCAAGTCGGGATCTTGGGATGCGCCATGCTACCGGAGATTACTTCATACACTTTAATATAGATAACGTATTTTTCCCAAATGCTTTCCAGAGAATCTCAGAGGAAATAGATAGAACTGAGGCACAGGTCTTAATCTTTTGCATTAAGCATTATAAGGCTGCTGGCGGGGCAATATTTACAGGACTACCGCCTGCCCATTGCCACATAGATGCTATGCAACTGGTAGCAAAAAAAGAGGTGTGGGAAAATGTCGGTTATTGGTATACTAGAGAAGGAACATCAGACGGCATAATTTATGAAGAGATCTGCAAGCGGTTCCCTTGGGTGCATTTAAACGAATGCCTTGGCGACAATTATTAGGATGAAATGATGAAACGAGTTCTGCTTACCGGGGCGTCCGGTTTTATGGGCAGCCATACTCTGCGCCATCTTATTTTAAACACAGACTGGTTTATTGTATGTCCGACAACCTTTACTCATAAAGGTCTACAGGATCGAATCAGGGTAGCCTTAGACGATCTTCCTGATGCCTATAAGCGAGTTAAAATTATTCGCTGTGACTTTACTTCCCCGATTTCTCCAATCACGGCGCGGGAGTTCGGAAAGATCGACTATGTTATTAATATTGCTAGCGAGTCGCATGTTGACAGAAGTATCGAAGAGCCAGCCGAATTTATTATCAACAACGTATCTTTAATCTGTCACCTATTAGACTGGGCAAGGATCGCCCAGCCAGAGAAGTTTCTCCAAATCTCTACAGACGAGGTTTATGGACCCGCCCCAGATGGGTATGCCCATAAGGAATGGGTAGATAATCACCTTCCTAGTAATCCCTATTCGGCAAGCAAGTCGGCGCAGGAAGATATTGCTTTCTCGTACTGGAGGACTTACGGAATTCCACTTGCCATTACAAATACGATGAATATTATTGGGGAAACCCAAGACCCAGAAAAGTATGTACCAATGACGATCAAACGGGTCATTAACGGAGAGACGGTAGAAATTCATGGACAGCCACACACAGGACGAGTCGGTTCGCGGTTCTATTTACACGCACGAAATCAAGCATCGGGACTACTGCACGTTCTTGGCATGGACTTTCCGGTTTATGGTACGTCGGGTACTGAAGTTCCCCTACGTTTACATATCGTTGGGGAGCGAGAAGTTGACAATCTTGAACTTGCCCAACTCATCGCTAAGTCTGTCGGAAAAACCCTCAACTATGAAGTTGTTGATTTCCACTCCTCTAGACCCGGACATGATCTCCGATACGCTCTCGATGGTCAGAAACTTGCAGACACCGGATGGACCTCCCCCCTACCTCTCGAAGAGTCCTTAGATCGTACAGTTAAGTGGACTATGGAACACCCCGAATGGCTTGACCTATGAGTATTGCCCTAATCGTTCCGGTATTAAGCAGATTTGATCTATTCACAAGGCTGATGGCTTCTGTTGATGTACCTGTTCACCCATATGTTATAGATAATTATGATAATAATCGTGGAGTCTCCGGCGCATGGAACGAGGGGATGGATCGGGCTATCGCTGATGGTCACAGGTATGCAATAATTAGCAACGATGATGTTGAATTTAGGCCGGGAACAATTCATAAACTATATAGTGCCATGATAAATAATAATTTAGTAATAGTTTCCGCGAATCAGAATGTTGACAGTCCAGAAGAGAGTCTACTGGAAAGCGCAGATTTTTATTGTTTCATGGTAGATATGCCAAAACTCTTACGGGTTTGTGGGAGATTTGATCAAAACTTTACTCCAGCCTACTTTGAGGATAATGACATGCATAGGCGAATAATACTTGCAGGACTTACTACTAAGATACATGCTGGCGCTAAAGCATTTCATCACGGTTCTGCTACACAGAATGGTACGCCCGGTGGTCCGGTCACCCCCCCGCATCAATTTGAACAGAATCGCGCATACTTCATTAGAAAATGGGGCGGTAATCCCACGCAAGAATCTTTTTCCACTCCATTCGATGATCCAAACAAAACAATTAAGGACTGGTAATGAAAGCATACAAGAATGAATCTCTTTGCTTTGATGATATTTTGATGGTTCCCCGCTCTTCTGGAGTAGAAAGCCGTAAAGATGTCGACCTATCTATGGTACTTGGTGTTATCAGACCAATTCACCTGTACTTGCCAGTTATTGCAGCGCCTATGGATACCGTGTGCGAAAGTCTTATGGCTGCTGAATTGGCGAAGTACGGCGGTCTGGGGATTATTCATCGCTACATGCCTGCGGAAAAGCAAGCACAGCAGGTAATTACTGTCGCCAAGCAGAACCTAGTAGTCGGTGCGGCGGTACCGGCGTCTTGTCATAACAAATCTAGCATACCTCTAGTGCAGTCCTTGATTTTTTCAGGGGCAAAGGTTATACTAGTTGATACCGCTAACGGTCATAGTATTATGGCAACCAATACGGTTAGAGAGATTCGTAGGGCTTTCCCCGAAATTCATATCATGGCTGGCAACGTAGCAACTTGGGATGGATTCCTTGCCCTATCTTTGGCAGGAGCAGATTCTGTTCGTGTTGGTATCGGAGGCGGGGGTGTATGCACAACTCGTAGCGTTACCGGGCATGGAGTACCAACGCTTGCGTCTATCATGGAGATTTATGAAATGCAAGAGCGGCTTGATCTTCCAACATCTGTAATTGCTGATGGTGGTATCCGTAATAGTGGTGATGCTGTTAAGGCATTTGCTGCTGGTGCCGATGCCGTAATGCTTGGTTCCCTACTTGCCGGTCACACAGAGTCACCGGGGGTAATAGTAAATAAGGGACAAAATAAATTTAAGGAACTTCGCGGTATGGCTAGTAAAGAGGCTCAGGTCAAATGGCGTGGACACGCCTCCGTTGTCGAGGGTGCCTCGACCCTAGTACCATTTAAGGGACCAGTCGGACCTACCCTAGACCAACTTCGCGGCGGAATCTCAAGTGGCTGCTCCTACTCTGGAGTACACGCCTTGTCAGACATACAGTTATTTGCTGAATATACTAAAGTAACACCTAACAGTCTAAAGGAGAGTGGAGTGCATGGCTAGACTTAATTTTTTTGGAGCGACAACTAATACTCCCAGTACAGTTACCCCAGTCGTTGTGACCCCTATTAGTCCAGTGGATATAGTGCGTGGAACAGAATGGGAACTTGAGGATCAGCACCAAGCCTACCGTAAGTTGGAGGAACTTAGAAAGTTGGATACTGAATACAATAAGCGTCTAGGAAGTCCTCCCCAGAACCAGACGGAAGTTGAAATCTCTACTGTCTGTGATGAGATGAAGAAATTGCTTATCGATAAGAATCGGGCATATGGGAACAGCGCCCTAGCCCCCTCTCGGATCTTTGCTAAGTCTGACAATGTAGAGCAATTAAAGGTCAGAATCGATGATAAACTGAACCGGGTAATGAAGGGAACTGACTACCAAGGGGAGGATACAGTTGACGACTTGATAGGCTATCTGATACTATTAAAAGTAGCACTCCGAGACAACTGGAAGTAACATGCCGCTTTATACATATACTTGTGTGACTTGTGACTACACAGAGGTACTACCGTCTAAGATTGACGCACGGGATGAACAGTGGTGCCAAAAATGCGGTTATAGACTTATTCGGAGTGTTGACCGTCCCGGTCTAGTGTGGAGCCCAACTAGGAATGGTGGACACTCGTAATGGCTAAAAAGCCTACTATAGTTCTTAAAGCGCCTTTTAGTCATAATCCCGCCATTTCAGTGTATTATGAATTAGAATTCGGAAAAGACGTAATTAGGTTAGGCGATAAACTAAGGTTTAAGAATACCCGTGGATATTATACGTTCCTTAAATGGGCCCATAATCAAGAGCGGGATGTTACTTGGATTGATTGCTTAGATCCAAAGACTAAGCAGTTTAAATCTTTTCATATGAAAGATTTAAAGGGTGTCGTTCGTACTAAGAAAAGTATTAGGAAGAAGTTAATTTGACCACCGATATCGAAATTGCCGACCATTATGACCTGATGAATCGGGTTGTAGACGAAGGTTTGCGAGGATCGAGCCCAACCGTTATTGCCAAGAAGTTTAACCTAAAGCGTGCTGAGGTTCTAGAGTTTCAGTCCGAGTGGCGAAAGATAATCCATAATGATGTTAATGTCCATGCCCGCGCTAGAGAAGCCTTAGCGGGAGCAGATCAGCATTATAATATGATTATTGCTAAGGCTTGGGAGACATCTGAACAGGCTGACGCTAGTCAGTTGTATGCCGTTAAAGTACAGGCTTTAAAGTTGGTTGCAGATACAGAACAAAAGCGTCTGGATATGCTTAATAAGGCCGGGGTGCTAGAGAATACAGAACTAGCAGAGCAAGTCCTTGAAACAGAACGTAAGCAAAAGATTCTAATCGAAATCTTGCGAGATCTCCCCCCTGACGTTCAAAAGCATATCGCTAGTAGGCTATCAGAGGTTACCAATAAGGTAGAGGCAATTAGAGTTGACTAATTTTGATGAGTTCCTTGGGATTCTGAAAGAGAATGACTTCGATGAGATCCCGGTGGACCTCGAAGAGTTTGTCACGGATAGGCATTATTTAGGACTCCCGCCCCTCTCAGACTTGCAGTACATTTCCATCAAGGCTTCCAGCCAGATATATAAGAAAGAAACCCTAATCGAATTATACGGTGAGGCCGAGGGGAAAAAGCGTTGGACCCAGACCTGTACCGAGGTAATTCTGCAATTAGGGAAAGGTTGCAATGCTCCGTATACTCCGATCTATAACCCCCTTATCGGAAACTGGGAACGATTAGATGAGTTGAATACAGACGGTCTAGTTGTTTCTGATGATGGACTAATTCATCTAGCCACAGAAGCATTTGCCGTAGGTCACGGAAGAATGATCCGAGTACGCACCGCCCTTGGATGGGAAGAGGATGTATTTGTTGATCACAAATATCTGTCATACAAAAAGTCTAAATTTTATCATAGATACCGGGGCATAGATCCGGTATATCAGACCGTAGGAGATCTTTCTGTCGGAGACAGGATAGCCATAGGTCTAGGTCTGGGAGTTTCTGATCCCATAAATATACCAACAGAGCACGCTGAATTAATCGGGTACTGGCTGGGGGACGGGATGCTGCCGTCTGAAAAAAATATGATAATTAATATGGATTTTTGTTCTGATGAAGTAGAAAGTATTGCTAGGTACGAACAGTTGTGTGAATTTATTGGTGACTCTCCTACTAAAACTAAGCATAAAACGAAGAATCTCACATTCTTTCGACATGGGAGAAACTCTAATGCTGTAGCCTTGGCCGTTAAATATGACATGGTTGGGATGAGATCTGCTAATAAGAGAATCCCCGATTCCGTATGGCGTTCTGACAATCATATTCTAGCGGCGACCATCTCTAAGTTGTGGCAAACTGATGGGTGTGTCTATAACAAGAATGGGCTTACAGCAGAATTCGTGTCTATTTCTAGACAACTTTCAGTAGATGTCCACCGTGCATTGTTGAGGATTGGAGTCCCGGCCAACCTAAGGTTTAGAACTCCGAAGTCGAACTTTGAGAATCCCTCTGAGGCCGGGTACGTTACCGTATCTAGCGAAGAAAGCATCGTTAGGTTTCTCAAATTTATTAATCTGTTAGATCATAAAAACCGGACGGCTGTAGAGAAAACCGGACGTATCTATAATCGTATAGATAGAGACAGGTACTATGACCGGATAGTTTCTATGGAGGAACTGGGAGAGGGAGAGTTCTGGACTAGGACGGTACCAGATACCGGGAACTTTGTGGGGAACGGGATGATTTCTGCTAATTCGGGCAAAGATTATACGTCCACTATTTCCTGCGCCTATGCTGTTTACAAACTATTGTGTCTAAAAGACCCGGCTAAATACTATGGGAAGCCCCCCGGTGACGCTATTGACATTATCAATATTGCTATTAACGCAGTACAGGCAAACCGAGTATTCTTTAAAGGATTCAAGACTCGTATCGAACGCTGTCCTTGGTTTGCTGGAAAGTTTGAGGCAAAGGCCAACTATATTGAATTTGATAAGTCCGTTATTGTCCACTCAGGTCACTCTCAGAGTGAAGGTTGGGAAGGATATAACGTACTTATTGCTATCCTCGATGAGATTTCGGGTTTCGATCTAGAATCTACTACTGGAAATGAAAAGGCAAAGACGGCGGGATCTATATATCGAATGTATCGTGGTTCGGTAGACTCCCGATTCCCCGACTTTGGCAAGGTGGTCCTACTATCATTCCCTAGATTCAAGAATGATTATATTCAGCAGCGTTATAACGAAGTAGTTGCTCAGAAGGAAACGATCATTCGTACTCATGAATTTAAGATTGACCCAGAGTTGCCAGATGATATTCAGGAGAATAAGTTTTCTGTAGACTGGGAAGAAGATCATATAATCTCGTATAGGATTCCCAAGGTGTTCGCCTTACGTCGCCCCACTTGGGACGTTAACCCTACACGCAAAATAGAGGACTTTACAATCGCTTTTTATACCGACCCGGTAGATGCACTAGGAAGATTTGCATGTATGCCTCCTGACTCTCAGGACGCCTTCTTCCGCAGCCGGGACAAGGTCGAGACAGCGTTCAGTAATTTAAATTCTGCCCTAGATGAGAATAATAGATTTGCTGAATGGTTCAAACCGGAAGAGGATAAAGTATACTATATCCACGTTGACCTTGCCCAAAAGGTCGACCGTTGTGCTGTCACTCTAGCACACGTTGATAAGTGGATAAACATTAAGGTGGGCAATCAGACATCCGAATCCGCCCCCATTGTCGTAGTTGATGCAATTAGATGGTGGACCCCAAAGTCTACCGAGACTGTTGATTTCACAGATGTAAAAGACTATATCATTTCTTTGAGGGCACTTGGTTTTAATATTAGGTTGGTGACCTTCGACCGATGGAACTCTGTGGATATCATGCAGCAGTTGAAGTCCAATGGGATGAACTGCGAGGTCTTATCAGTTGCTAAAAAGCACTATCAGGATATGGCCCTTGGGGTTATGGAAGAACGAATCAAGGGGCCATACAATAAGATTATTATCGAAGAACTATTGCAACTTAGGGTAATAAAGGATAAGATCGATCACCCAAGGTCCGGAAGCAAAGATTTGGCTGATGCAACTTGCGGCGCTATCTATAATGCTATTGCTTTGACTCCAAGAGATCTAAATCAAGAGGTAGAAATTAGAACCTATGACTACGAAGATGAACGGGAAGAGATAGAATCACTTGCCAAAAGACGTTCTGGAGTGATACAGTTACCAGATAGATCAGGTATGCCGGACAGGCTCCGTGAATTTATGGATAGTCGTTCGGAAGAGCAAGATGAAGATAGACAGTTTATCGACAACTTTACGATTATTTAAGCGGGAGTATCTGCGCGGTCTTATATACCGTGGAATACAATGCAGTAATTGGGCCATGTGGGTTCGACCCCCACCTCCCGTACAAATGACTTGGCCCCGCCTCATAGCACGGGGCCTCGCCAGTAACTATCCATCCCAAGGCACCTTCAGCACGAAGGCCGGGAACGACTTGAGTCTCAACCATAACTCAGACGCAATACTATTATACCAACAAATATGATAAAATTGACATGAGGCGAAAATAATAAAAACTAATTCCAGTTCGTCTAATGGCAGGACAAAGGTCTTTGGAACCTTGAATCGGAGTTCGACCCTCTGACTGGAAGCGAGAGGGATACAATTAATGCTACATAACTCAATCGGCAGAGTGCATCCCTGTTAAGGATGAGGTTCTAGGTTCGAATCCTAGTGTGGCAGCAATCCCCTGACTCGGGGGCGGCAAGAAGTCTTGAGGAAACTCCTGCAAAGTTTCCGATTCGGTGCAATACCGAACGTTTCCACAGAAAGGAATATGGCCCGTAACCGAATGGCGAGGGGATTCGTTTACGTCGAATTATAATAGGGTTCGATTCCCTAGCGGGCTACATAAGTAAAGTATGCGTTAGAGAGCCACTAGGTAGGCTATCTGCCTTCCAAGCAGATCATCGTGCGGGTTCGAATCCCGTCTAACGCTCCAAAGTGGTGTAATTCCCACTAACCCTTACAGTGATATAATAATACTATGGAGAAGATGAATTTTACCGGAGGTAGCGATGCTACGCCCTTTTATGTTGAATTCAACGTACCTGACTGTCAGGGCGGTTGGGCGGTACTGAAAGATGGTACCGGACAAGTCGTTGGTTGCTATAAGACAGAAGATGAAGCCAATAAGCATATGTCTGAATTGGCAACACCTATGACAGATATCCTTGGTGATGAAGTAAGAACTGCTAAATCTCCAGAAGAGATAAAAGCAGAATCAGTCACAAAGACTTACGAGGCTGAATCGTTTTGGGGTGGATCATTCTCCCCACTTAATACAGTAATGGGTCCGAATACTGGTTCACAAGATCAAGATGCAGGTTGGGCTTCCACGTTCAACACCCCGCCCCAAAAGGACGGAAAAGATAGTGCGGGCTACGGCAATCGTAGCGCTGGCACTAATCCCAAATAGGAGATTATAAAATGGCATTGACACTAAACGGATGGACAGCAATCGAGTCTGTCACCGACCCGAATTTGGCCGTGGGTAAGGTCCCCGGCACCATTAAGACTATCCGGCTACACAAGGCTGTCCTCCCCGTTTTCCTTGCCTTCCTAGCCGATGTAAATAAAACAGTTATTCCACTTAACCCCGGCCCCCTAGATGGCTGGGAATTCCGCGCCGCTCGTATGGCACCAGCATTTTACTCATGCCACGCATCCGGTACTGCATCGGATATGCGTTATGATGTATGGCTGGCCGACCACAAGCGCCACTGTACCACTGCTCAGATTGCTCAGATGCACAAACTACTTGATAAGTACCGCACAAGCACAGGCAAGCGGGTATTTGGTTGGGGCGGAGACTGGACCGTTGGATCATACTGTGATGAAATGCATCTTGAGGCTATCCAGAGTTGGGAGCCGGGAGCGCTGGGAAAGAATGCTACGGCAGCAGATTTTGCTAATGTCCAAAAACGTCTAGGCATTAAGGCAGATGGAACAATTAGTATAATCGCTAAAATTATTACAACCGTAAAGCCAGCACCCGTACCCGCGAAGATCGTAATCTTCTCACAGTTAAAGTTGGGTGCCAAGAATGCATCCGTTCTAGTCCTACAAACTGCTCTCAAGAAGGTTGGGCTAAATCCCGGCCCTCTGGATGGAATATTCGGTACGCAGACTCGTAATGCTTATGCTTCATGGCAGTTTAAACTGGGATACCGTGGCAATCTTGCCAACGGAATCCCCGGGTTGACGACCCTAGTGGCCCTTGGTAAAAAGGCCGGATTCGTGGTGAAGTAATGGGTGAAGGAATGGATGAACTAGTAAACAAACTAATTAGTTTACAGGCAAATGCTGTAGCCATGTATGCTCAGGCTCATGGATATCACTGGAACGTGGAGGGGGTATTATTCAAGCCTCTCCATGCTTTCTTTCTAGATATTTATGAAGATGTGTTTAGTTCTATTGATCCTATCTCTGAGAATATTAGGAAACTTGGATCTTACGCCCCGTTTGGGCTTTCCACATGGAATGCAACTTTTAGCCTTCCGGTAAACGAAAGCGATAATCTAACCCCCGTAGAAATGTTGGGTGAACTTATCCGTACAAATTCGATAATGATTGATGAACTTAAGGAAACTTTTCGCATCGCCAATGCTGCTGATGAGCAGGGTGTAGCCAATTTTATCGCCGGTAGAATAGACCAGCACCAGTTTTGGAACTGGCAACTTAATTCCACCTTGAACTTAACCGTCATTACCGCTTGACCTAAAAAGAGGTTATTGGTATAATTGTATGGATGGCTACCAAAAGAGGTATCATTCCCGCTGTTGCGCTTCTTACCACATCGCTTTTCGTGGCACCGCTCCCAATAGCCCAGAATGATACGCAAAAGGTAAGTATTGTCTTAGCCGCAGAAACTACTCCTACTGGCGTAAGAAATAGAACAAAGTCGGTAAAAAAGAGATCTGTTATGAATAAGACAATCAGGATCGTATATCCTAAGAAGATATCTCCTGTCGCAAGCATGGCATTTGCCAAGAACTATATGTATGTAAGATATCACTGGGGCTATGATCAATTCAAATGCTTGGTCCCAATGTGGAATAATGAATCTAACTGGAACTATAATTCTGCTAACGCAGAAGGTGCCTATGGAATCCCGCAAGCAATGCCGGGACGCAAAATGGCTTCCGCTGGTTCTGACTGGAGGACAAACCCTGTAACACAAATACGTTGGGGGCTTGGATATATCAAGTCAACATACGGGACTCCGTGTAAGGCTTGGGACTTCTGGCAAGTGCATTACTGGTACTAAAAGTGGGCGGGGGAGAAATCCCCCGCCACTTCTAAGAGAAGGAATAATATGCGTATCGGAATGTTGAGTGCAGACTGGGGGGATTACCAAGTCTCAAGTCCCGGTGGTTGTACTTGGATTCGGTTCTTCGGACCCGGCGCGGAATTAAACGCAAATGGGTACGAAACAGTAATCGGAGAAATGGGTTGGGTCGAAGGCGAAGGTTTTGTTGCTGTCCCCACCGTAGATAGGCTCTTTGCGCCCAATCGTGGCCCCATACAGAACCCTAAAAAATATGATGGTGGTCTAGATGTCGTAATATTAAAACTATGGATGTGGCATGAAGGAAACGAATATATTGCTAAGGCTCAGGCTTTAGGACAGACCGTCATCATTGATATTGATGATTGGTTCCACGGACTCCCCACAACTAATATTGCTTTCCAGACCACCCACCCCGACCGGGATGCTACTTGGAATCGTAATCATATGCTTGGCACCTATCGCAATGTAAACGGTCTAATCTGTAGTACAGAATTAACATCTAAATTAGTTATACCAGTTACTAGAGTAAACTCTAACCCTGGAATAGGAGTAGTAGCAACAACATCAGTACCGATAACATATCAGTTCTTATTAACAAACGTGACGGTTTGTCAAGCCATCAAACCAGTATAAGAAACGGTTAGTACAACTGTCTTAGTTACCGCATCATAAGAGTAAACATTATACCCGTCATTAATATACTTGATAGAAATATCCTGTATTTTTTTAAATCACTGAATACTTGATGTTGTTAGTGGTAACACATACTCAACTTGGTTAGCGATAATATCAGCATACTGAACATCATAATAGTAATCCTCATCAACGTATCTTACTACATCATTCTCTAAGTCATGATAAACATTATTAAAATCTTCTAGTGCATCGGCATCAAGATATTGTGATGGAGACACATAAGCTAATCATCTCGCAAATTTAATTACTGACTGTACTGAAGGCATATTTTAAATATTAATAACTAAAGCCTAACT